TAGAGCCTGTCTTGTTGTCAAGGGATGAGTATGTAATCCCAGCAGATGTTGTTTCTCATATAGGGGATGGCAGCACAACAATGGGCGGCGAGTTACTTGACGAGATGGTAAACAATATTCGTATGCAGAAAACGCAGACAACAGAGCAACCTGCAGAGCTAGAAGAAACACCAGAAGAAATAATGTCCTATCTAAGAACACCTAAAAAGGTTGTTTAAACGTGTCATTTGAAATTGAAATGATCCAGAAAGATAACGTTCTGGAGGTCTGGCCGGAGATAGAACACTTCGCAGATAATTTAAAAAAACGAAGTTTCGGAAGATACTTGACGGCTGACATTTTTAACCAAGTTATCGAGCTGCCGTATTTCTTGTGGGTGGTTAGGGAAGAAGGCAACACTGTCGGGTTTTTTATTTGCGGCGTTAATAAGTACCCACGAAAGACATACTTGGACCTGAACACGTTAAGTGGTGTTCGGTTAAATGAATGGGCGAATCAAGCCCTAGAGGTTGTTGAGGAGCTTGGAGAAAAGCTGGGCTTTGATGGCATGGAAACTTCTACAGCTCCGGGCTTAGAAAAAAGATGGCGCGAAGTCGGCTTTGAAAAGGAATTTGTTGTTATGACAAAAGCGTTTAAACAGCAAGAAGTGGAGCCGTTGGTGGACGCTGATGAAATAAATTTTTCTTTAGAACCTAAAGACGTTCTTCTGAAGGAGGCTGCAAATGGGTAGTGGCGGCGGCGGTGGCGGCGGTGGTGGTAATCAAAATGTTGAAACTACCGTTACACAAACTGATATACCAAAAGAGTTTTATCCTTATCTGCAAAAGTCATTGCAGATGGGAGAGGCTCTTCTTGATCAGCCATATATTCCCTATGAAGGCCAGAGAATGGCCGGGTATACCCCAGAACAACAGATGGCTTTTCAGGGGCTTACTGCCGTTGGCACTAGGAACCTAGAGGGGGTTCAAGGCGGAAGAGATTATTTTCAAGGTGTTATGGCTGGAGGCCCAGACTATCAAAGTGTTGGCACTGGCTACACAGGCACGGGGCCATTCGGTTCAGGTTATACAGGGCGAGGCCGATTCGGTTCAGGTTATACAGGGCGGGGCAAATTTGGTGGTGGGTATAGGGCTGGAGATATAGAAACTGCCTATGACCCTACACAGCAAAACTTTGGGAGTGGTTATCAAGGCGCAGATATAACATCTGGGTATGGTCCGACCACATTTGAGACCGGAGACCTTGCGGCCAATATAGAAAGGTTTCAAAACCCCTATACAGAAATGGTTCTGGATAGAGCTAGAGAAAGATCGCAAAAACAATTTGATCAAGCTCAAGCAGATCGACAGTTAAGACTTCAAGCGCAAGGCGGTGCCAGCGCATTTGGAAGCAGAGGATTGTTGGGCCAGTTGCAAGCGGAAGACGACTTTTCAACAAGGCAAATGGATCTTGAAGCACAACAGTTAGCTGCAGGGTTTGATAGGGCTGCAGCATTAGCTGGGTCAGATCTTGATAGAGCTTTGCGAACGCAGCAACTGACAGATGCTTCTGCAAGACAGGCAGGGGCAATGGATTTGCAAGCGCAGATAGCTACTGACGCATCTCGTAGAGCGGGTGGTATGCAAGCCTTGCAAGCACAGCAGATGGCAGATCAAGCAGCGCGAGCATTTGGCGCACAATCCTTGCAAGCACAGCAAGCGCAAGAACGAGCAAGACAGATTCAAGCATCTCAGACGTTACAAGCTCAACAAATGAGGGATCAGGCATTACGTGCTGGTGGTGCCCAGACGTTACAAGCTCAGATAGCTAGAGATGCTGCCCTGAGAGCTGGTGGTGCCCAGACGTTACAAGCACAGATTGCTAGGGACGCAGCGTTAAGAGCTGCAGGACAACAAGACCTGACAGGACAAATGGCAAATCAGAGGGCATACGCTGATGCTCTTGCTAGAGGTGATAAGGCAGCTATTAGTGCAATGGAAGCAGATCGCCTAGAGCAGAGTTTAGATTTGACAAGGTTAGGGGCGCTTAATGCGCTTGGTGCTGACTTGCGTCGTGATGAGCAAGCAATATTGGATCAGCGGTATGCTGACTTTATTGCTCAAAGAGATTATCCGATGAGGCAACTTGAATACTTCAGTGGCTTGTTGCGCGGATTCAACGTGCCCCAGTACGCACCAACGCAGACAACAACATCCGCGCCGGGTCCAAACACATACGGTCAACTAGCGAACTTCTTGATGGGCGCTAGGTCAATGGCAGGATAGGTCGTTTAAACATGGCAATGGAAGACTTACTTAGAATTGCACAGCGCACAGAAGATCTCCCTGATCAAACGTTAGCGCAAATTGCAGCCGCTGACTCTGGTATCGAGAGTGTTATTGCTGCGAGCGAGATGAAAGCTCGGAACGACTTGCGCCAAGAAGCACAAGTAATGCAGTCTCAAGCACAACCGCCCGTGGTGCAACAGCTCATTAACATGGCAATGCGACAGCCAGCTCCCCCTATGGGTGCGGTAATGCCACCGCAGATGCAACAGCCCATGCCTTCTCAGATGCCCCCACAGGCCGTGATGCCTCAAGCCATGCCACAGGACATGCAACAGCCTATGCCGCCTCAGATGGCTCCTGATGTTAATCAGTTGGCACAGCAGCTTGGTATACCCGCTATGAATGTCGGTGGGTTAATTCGTAGATTTCAAAGTGGCTCTAGCGGGGCTATAGGTAATTTACAGCAGTTTTATATGGATCAACTTGGATACGATCCTCGTGGTGATTTTTCTAATGTCTATGTGCCGGGTGGTTTTGATTTAAGTAATTTATATGAAATTGAACAGGGCATATTAAAAAATCAAGAAGAGATTGATCCTGAATTTGCTGCCCAAATAGAAGCTGCAGTTCAAGAGGCCGATAAAGGGATTAGAGATAAAAACATTGCCCGTACTTACGGGAGAGCTTTTGCTACGGGAGATCCATTAGCACCTACCTCTGGCCCGATAAGTGCCCTTAGCGGTATATTAAGGCAGTTTATTCCCTCAACCGCAGAACCATACGGAGATGAGGAGACGGCTTTTTTGGCTGAAGAACGTCAAGCTGCATTAGAAGCAGCGCGGCAAAAAGCAGTAGACAAAGCGCGAGCTGATAAACAAAGGCAATTGCTATCCCAACTTCCGCAGGGAAGTGTTCAACAACTTATGACGGTAGGTGGAGATAAAGTCTCGGCGTTTGTTCCTGCAGGAAGTAAAACGTTAACGCTCCCCTCTTCATTTGCGCTTTACACGCCTCCAGCTCCCACAAAAACAATTGATCAACTAAAACAACTGGCGGTTCTTCAGAGTGGACCGCAGGACGCTACAGACCCGGATACTACAGCACCGGCCAGTCAAAATAATCAGACAAGCGGGGTGAGGGTTGATCAACCGGGCGCACTTAGAATAGGACCAGATTCCACCATTGTTACTACCACTGCCATGCAACCTTTCATGCCAACCGTACCATCAATAGTGGTTCCACCTGCTACTAATAATCCTAATGCTCCCATGCAGGGTAGGGCCGGACAAGAACAAGATTATAAAATATTTAATTCTATTGAGGTTAAACAAAGAGAACTTGAAGCAGAGCGGTTATCGCAGCTAGTTGCAAGAGAAAAAGAATTAGCTGATAGCGTTACTCAGCGACAACAAAAACTAGAAGAATTAGAGGGAGAGCTTCCGACCAGAGAAAATATTAAGGACAGGATTAAAGAACAGACCCGCTTGGGGATGGCAACAGCGTTTTTTAATGCCGCTGGTACTGGAAGCCCTGATTTTCTGACCGCCCTATCAAGAGGTTTTGCTGGTGCTACTGACGTTATGGGCAAGATGACTGGACAGGAGCAAAAAGAACTTTATCAGTTTGCTATGGATAACTATAACCGAGAAAGCCAAAAGGCTAATCGTGATTATGCAAGGCGACAAGACCTTACCAAGCAAATTAACGACGTTAAGACCGCACAAATAACGCGAAGAGCTAATCAGCGTGCAAATGATTTGCAACTTAGAAAGATGCAAAGCGAAGATTACTGGAAACTACAACAAATAAGTTTGGATAGACAACGACTAGGCGTCGATGTGCAACAAGAAAATGTGAAAAATCTCTTGGAACAACAAAAACTTTCTAAAGAAGCACTTGAGACACTCCGCAGTGATTTAATAACTGTAAATAGAAATCGTCAGGACGCTTTAGACAATGTAGTTAATATTCCTGAGTTACAAAGGGCCACCCCTGACCAGTATGAGTTATTTATTGATATAGATAACAACTTTGCACCCCAGTTTAATTTAGGCGCTCAAATTAACGAAAATAAAGGCATAAGAAGGGTAAGCAAAAGACTTGTCGAAGAGTATCAAGATCTTGATTCAACACTTCCCGAAGATAAAAGAAGAGGAACTGCGCTTGCTAATTTAGTCGCAAAGCTAGATGAAGAACAAAAGATCGGCGACTTGAAACTTTTAGGAAAGTACCAGCAAGAATTATTTAATCTTAACGTTGGAGATGCGGAGCAACGTGAAAATTCCTTAAAAGCATTTTATCAAAAGTACCCGTACTTAGATCCGAAAAATTTATTGTACGCAGTGCAACGATAATACATGGCTACGCAAGAAGATCGGATTCGCCAGCTTATAGGCAGGATGCAGGGGGTTGATCCTAGATTAAAATCTGCGTTTGACGCTCCTTTAATTTCGCAGCTACCGACAAGACAGATTGCAATCCCCCAGCAACAGCCCGGAAGTTTGCTTTCTGTGTTGCAAGGGGAGCAACCTCAGCCCGTACAACAGCCAACCGCGCCTAGCTTTGGACAAACTTCAAAAGGCCGAACTATCTATACAGATAGATACGGCACCCCATACTCGGAGATAGTAAATACTTACCAGCTCCCAGACGGCCAATGGGTTAATTATCCGACTGTTGACGCAGGGGGTAATCGGATATCTCCTGATCGTATTGAGAGCCTAATAGAAGAACATAAAACCGATGATGGTGTTAGGGACTTTGTTACTGGTGAGCTTTTGCCTTACTTTGAAACTAAAGATACTGCAGTGGAATCTGCGAAAAAAAGAAGTACCGAATTAGGCAAGGAACTAGCACTAAAAAGGGACAGCAAAAGAAGCGATAGAACTGAAGCTACGCTGCCGCCAGCACAAACTGCATTAGACATTTTCCAAGGTTTTGAGTCGCCATACTTACCAGAGCCTACTACTTCTTCATCTGACGAAAGCCAAAACTTCTTTATGCAGGTAGGTCGCGGCTTAGGCCGGGGCGTTACTCAAAGCACCCTTACTTTGGGGCAAGGTTTGTTTGCTACAGCAGACATGGTAACGAATCTTGTTGGATATGAAGACGCAATAGATCCAGAGACTAGTGAATTTCTTGAAACTTTAAACGAAATTAGAGAGTCCGTTGGATATGAGGAGGGCATGGTAGGAAAACTAGCTGAGGCGCTAGGGAGCATGGCTACTCTTTTAGTACCGGGCCTTGGGTCTTCTGCACTTTATGCTAAGGCAGCATCAGCCGCAGCGCAGGGCGCAGCAAAAAAAGAACTTGCAAAAAGACTTAAAAATTATGCAAGAGGTTTACGTGCTTTGACAGTACCGGTGGCATCTGGCTTGGGTGCTGGCACTGCTAATCAAATGCTAGAGGCGTATGCAGATGCTGGTAATGAGGTAACTAACGCACAACGTAACCTGTCAACGCGGTATGGCTTGGTTATTGGTCTTACGGAACTGTTGCCGTTAGAAATTTTGTTGCGAGGCATACCCAAGTCATTAGGTAAAAACACTATTAACTCGATAGCTGTTAGGGCCGCGCAAAACATTTCTGTTGCTGGTGCTGAAGGAGCGCAAGAAGCCGTTGCAGGAATCATGCAAGAGCTTGCAGCGCAAGGTAACTATAACCCAGACCAACCCATAGGTGATTCCGCCTTATCTGACTTTGGGTATGGTGCTGGCGCTGGGTCTATTATTGATGCGTTACTGGGCAAGAAGTTTAGGTTGCCAAAGACAGATAAGGCTTTGGAAAAAGAATACCAGAGTACAGAGGCGCTGACCCCTCTGTCCGAAGAAGAGCTATCCGCCGCCCAGCAAGCCGAGCAAGATGTTGCTTTTTATGACAACGAAGGTAAGCAGCAGAAGGGCCAAGTTGTACGATTTGACGAAAACACTGTTGAGCTAACTGTAGATGGCGAAATAGTAAGTCTGCCTCGCAGTCAGATGCCAGACCCAAACACGGGGTTTTCTTTTGCTTCTGATGATGACTTGCTCACCCCACGATTCAAGGTAGATGGAGACGAGATTGGCTCAATTCCTTTATCTGATCTTGTAGATCTGAGAAACAAAGAAGCCTTGCCTGATGCGTTACGCGCCAAAGTTGACGCAGGAACCATGAGTTTAAACGATGCAATTGAGGAATCGAAGACAGACGATCAACAGCCTGTTAGTAGAATATCTCCAGATAAAAAGTATCGGCTTCTTGCGCTTACCAAAGAAATTAACCGACGCGACCCAGACTTCAACCCATCACTTACCGAAAAGGCGGCAGACCAGCAAGGTAAAGCGCAGACTGCTGTAGAAATTGATAGCGGAGAATTTGGTGACACTTTAAGTGATCGTTTAAACGACATGGTAAGCCCAACCTTGGAGGATACTGTTCTAGGCCGAACAGTTGGCGGCGAGGTATCTGAAGAAATAGTTGGAGAAGCTGCCCTCAAAAAAGCAATGAAGGGTGTCTCTAAGAAGGACAAGGCAACCTATTACGAAGAAGTTGGCGCAAGCCCTGATGCAGAGTTTGGCTCTCTTAGCCAAGATCAAGTCGTTGCTTTATTTGAGAAAGCACGAGGACATAAAGGGCGCAAGAAAGCAGAGAAAGAAGCTCAGAAAGAAAGAGAGCAGCAAGCTGCAACAGATGCAGAGGTTGAAAGAAGAGCGCAAGAATTAGTTGCTGCACAGCAAGATACAGTAGTTGTGCCCACGCCAGAGCAGCAAGCTCAAGTCGCTGCAGAAGAGATTGCAGAAACTGTTGAGGATGCTGCTGTACAGGTAGCCCCAGAGCCTGAAGTTGTTGTAGAGGAAGAAGCACCAGCACCATCGAGGTTTGAGTCTAAGGTCGTTGATGACTCTAAGCCACGCTACAGGAGCGTGACACCTGTATTTGAGTCTTTGCTTGATAAAGCTCTGTACATAGTAGGCAACCCTAGAAGCAAATCTAAAGCAGATGACGAGATTATGGGCGAGCTGCGCCGGTATCTGGGTCGCGGGGTGCCGGGATTCCCAGATGCTGAGATACGCAGATTAGGGGCGCTCGTAAGGGATCGGGTAAAACAGTTGGGCGAGCCAGCGGAAAAAGGCACGCAGACAGATTTCGTGGTCCCAACAATAAATGCGCCTGACGCTAGTATAGATGTTACGGGTACTGATGTTGTCGTTGAAGAGCCTACGCCAAAGCCCGTAAAGCCCACTTTATCTAAGGCAGAGAAAGTAGTTTTCACTGATGAAGAGAAGAGTGACTATCGCAATGTAATAAGCACACTGCTTCCCGGCAACAAGAAAGCCCCAAAGATAGGCAGAGAAGCGTATGAGCGTCTGCGTGGCGAGGGCCAAAGCCATGAAGACGCGCTAGACAATATTGAAAACGATCCGGCCTTTATAGATTTAATCAATACTGAAAGAGACCACACGCCGGACTTTTCTCGTGCACAAGACCCAGAACAAGTGTCTCCGGGTCCATTGGCTCCTGTTGCTGGCACCCAGACTGCTCCGGGCGTTCCGGGGATGCTGGTCCAAAGAGACGGCCCACCGATTGATTTCAATACAGTCCGTCGAATCAAGAAGATTGTAAGCGACGTTGCCCCGACATCTGATCTTGTTATTGCCAGTCAGTTGTACGGTCAGGTTGTTGACAGAGATGGGGACGTACAATACATCGTCAACGGCAACGAGGTTAACTACGAACAGGCTCTTGGTCTTCAGATGGGGAACATCGTTGGTGTTTCTGTAGCGCCAGATGGTTTGATTGACCCAGAAAACAGGTCTTACCATGAAGCTACGCACTTCTTGTTCAACAATGGCTTCCTGACAGACGCAGAAATAAAGTCCTTGATCGCCAATAGGCCAAGGCTTGAACAGATTGTACGCGATCACTTAGGGCAAGATCGTTATAACGACGCTATGTCGGGGAACGAGTTTCAAAACTTTAACGAGTTGATTGCTTACGGCTCTGCGCTTTACAACCGAGGACTGGATGTAGATGGCAAGGTGCCAAAAGAATTCAACCCGGCACTGCGACGAATCTTCGCCAAGATTGCTAGGTTGTTTAAACAGCTCAAATCTAATTTCACTGGCGAATTTGTGCCGATGGAAGTCGAGCAAGTCTTTGAGCAGATACGCCAAGGTAGAACAGGACGCAGGACAGCAGACCCACAGGCTACTCAGCGTGTAAGAGAGGCAATGCTTAAAGAAGACCCAGCGGGTCTGAGCGCAACGACACCTTTGTTTGTTATTAAGCAGGGTCCGGTGGCTGCAAGCTCATCCTCTCCAGTTTCTGGATTACCCATCAGACCAGACTTCAAGTCTGCTATGAAGACCAAGCTAGAGTCTATGGCAGGACAAAAGAAGCTGCCTGAAGCATGGGGAAGGGTAAAGGGAAGGTCCGTTCAGGGAGCTTTGTCGGGCGTTAAAATAGAAGAATGGAATGACTCTAACATCGAGTCATTTTTAAATAGTTTACCGCCTGATAAATCGGTTAGTGGTCAGGAGCTTCTTGATTACTTTAATGACATAGAGCAATTAGTTGAGGTCCAAGTTTATGGCTCATCACTAACGCCAGAAAGTAATCAAGATTCTGAGATTAAGTATCGGGCTGCGCTACAGCAAGATCGAAATGATCAAGCGTATGTCTCGATTGCCAATGACGCCATGACCTCTTTGCGAACAGGCTACGGCATAGATGTCGTAAATAATATGCAGGTATCTGATCGCATTCGCAGTGTGGTGCCCAACAAGAAAAACATAAATCCTGCTTTCCCCCCAGATGTAACTGATGCGCTAAGAGCCTATGCAGACGCGCTTAAGGGAGACAGACTCGACTCAGCCAGTGTTTCTCCAAAAAAACAAAAACTCATAGACGCGCTACAAGAGTCGTTTAAACGCAGAGATGTTGCTTTCGATAAAATCCAATTTGGAACTACACTTGTTGAGGCCAGCAAAAGCGGTGGACTCCCCACAGAGCCTAAGTTAAAAAGCCCCGGCTTTGCTTTTGAAACGGACGCAGGTGTTGTTGATCTTCTGAGGTTTTCCATCGATACCGGTGGGTATGAATTGGCTCCCGACACACCAATGGGCAGTGACGAAAACTTTCATTTTAAGTATACGTCGATGGGCGGCAGGGGACTCCCTCCACCAGCAGACAGAGCAAGAGAATACGACCTTGCTCAAGATCTTGGCTATCGAGTAATTATAATATCAGCACCGATGGCCGTGGGGAGCGGGGTCTATCACTCTCATTTTGAGTATGTCCGCAATCCAATTATGCACATCCGGCTTGCCGACATTATTTTAGAAAACGGCGAATCAGTTTTAGTGATTGAAGAAATGCAGTCGGACGTTCATCAACACGCAGACTCAATAATGAAAGAACTTGCTGTAGATAAATTGTTTGATGAAGGTCTTATCCCAAGCAAGAGCTTTGAGCGTTTAAACCGTGAACAAAAAAATCTAGTGCGAGAAAACACCAGTCAATTTAAAGACGAGGTGTACGGCAAGTACCTACCTGATTTGCCTTTGAAGGATGAAAATCAACGGATTGCTTTCGCAATGCAACAGATTACTCGCATGGCTGTTAATGGCGGATATGACCACATTGCTGTGAGCAATAGTGAATTGCAGGTGGAGCGTTATCGAGATGAGTATAAAGGCGCTATTGATGGCTTGGTAATGACTCAGGTTGCGGATGTACCTACCTACCCCCTATCTGTTCGTATTCCGCCGGGTCAAGCAAGAGTGCTTGAAGTGTTTGCGGATATAGATGGTAAGACCAAAACATTTAAGGTCACAGAAGAACAAGTGCTTGAGCAGCTAGAAATCTTGATTGATCAGGAAATCTTTGCCCCTATCGGGCCTGACCCGGTTTCAGGTTCTTTTGCGAAACAACGAGAATTAACTGGAGGGGTTGTTGCCGAAAGGCTAAGAATTTCTGATCAAGATTATATTGATGAGTTGCAAGCTGTAGAGCAAGAAGCCATAAATACAGTCAACAAAATTTTTCTTCAAGGAGACAAGTCGTCGATCATCGCGGACAAATATAAGCCCGGCCTTATGCGAGCAGCAGACGGAGCATTGCAAGATACCGTAGCCGTTACTGCAGAAGATGGTGTTAGGTTGGCCTTTATGAAGGCGCTTGTGGCTGCTAACCCAGACATTCCTTCTTCTTGGCTTGCGACGTACACGACCCCAGTTGTTGGAGTAAATAATGAAGGCCAGATGGTCAGAGGGAATTTCCAGAGAGCGACCATAGAGCTTGGTAATGAAGGGACGACGTTAATTGGAAACCCTTCTTTAGATGACTGGCTTGGAGAAGATGTCTCTAAATTGGTTCGCAATGAGCTTCAAAATCCAGATGCATTATCTGGACAATTTTTCGCTACAGATTTCGTAAGTTTTATCCAAGATAAGGTAGCTAAATCTCAGACACAAAAAGAACGTTTAAACGCTGGAGACACCGAGCTTTCGCCGTACCAAAGGTCTGAGGCTGAGTTAATGGATTCAGAGAGTATCCAAAGATCAGTTAATAATCTTACAGGTGCGATAGATATACCCGTTGGTGGTGGGTTCGTTAACATCTATGACGTAAAACTACCTCAAGCACTAGAAACAGCATTAGCCAGCCTTTTACCTACAGACGCATCCTCTAAGAAAAAGAGGAAGAAAGTGAGAGAGGACAATCAAGGTAAGCGTTTGTACCTTGGTTCAGGGCATTCATTGGCAAAGCGAGTAGAAAAAACTCCCGGCGATATAAGCGGTATATCAGAAGAGTTGAGTGGTGAAATTCTTATAGAAGAATCTCAAATTATTCCTACAGATCAAGTGCAGTCTATGCCGCAAAGGGCTAGGTATTTAGGAAGTGCTGCTGATGGTGCGACAGTAGAAGGGATCTCCTTGCAGCAAGCAATAGGCGAAAGTTTTTACTATCAAGATGATGCAGAATTAGCAGATGTTTCTAAGCGTTTCATGGTTCCCGTATCTAATAGTCGCAACGCTCTGCGTGTTTACGAGCTTACCCCAGAGATAAAAGAGTCACCCAAGGTTCTTGAGCCTAGCGACATCTATTTCGCCAGACTACAAAACGAAAGGGCTGAGGTAACTAATCACGGCACCGAGAACCTGCGCGGCGTATTTAAAAATGCCAGACAAAAGGCGGTTGATTACATCAACAGTATGCCATTCTTTAATACGCTCAAGGGGCTTCCACAAAAGAGAGAGTTTTACTTAGAGCGATCCAAGTATTTAGGCGTGGTCCAAGCGTCCTCAGAAATAGGCACCGTGTTGCGAGATGAGATAGGCAATCAGTTTCTATTTAAGAAAGGTGACAAGAACCGGGGCGCTACAGAAACTCTACGAATTTCTATATTTAATTACATGACCACGGGTGATGCGTCAGTAGAGCAATCACTGTATCAACAGCTTGAGGCGTTAGATGCTAGAGCAGCTAAAGCTGCGGCAAAAGCTAAAGACATGATTGAGTCTTTAGGTTTGCAAATGGTTGAGAGCGGATTGATGTCACCTACAACATTTTATGAGAACCGCCGCTCTTACTTGCCACGCATATACATTAAGCATTTATTGCAAGACCCAAGCACAGAACGCTTTAGCTATTTAAAAAGAAAAAATGAAAACCTTACGCCAGAAGATCAAGAGGCATTAGGTGTTATCAACGAGCTGGACCCCGCATTCCTTGTATCCCAAGCTATACAAAGGCCAATCAGGGATCTGCAGTTCATAGAGTTTATGAACTCTATTGCAGGTAACAATGCTTGGACGGTAGAAGATGACGTTCTGCTGGTGAAGTACACTGACGTTAATGGTAATGAGCAAGAGCAGAGCGGCCTATATCTCTTGAACCAAGTAGATACGCTGCGTGAAATAGCAAAAGCAGTAGAAGCTGCAGACCCCAGTAGAGCTGAAACATTACGCAGCCAAGCCAATGAGCTAGACGAGGCCGTCAAGAAAACGTTCACAGAGCGTGGCGTAATGGAATATTACCAACCTAGTGAAAGGGATATAAGCGGGGACACGCAAGAATATGGACCATTGTTTAAACGGGTTCCGAGAGGAAAGCAGTACGGTATGCTTGCTGGCCGATTGGTCAGGAGAGAAATATACGACAACGTAATCTCCTCCATGTTCATGTTGAACTTAGGAGATGCAGCAGCAGTCAAGTGGTATCAGAAAGGAAAGAAGCTAACGGCAATTTGGAAAACCATCAAGGTGCCGTTGAACCCGCCCACGATTGCTCGTAACACATTCAGTAACGCGATACTGATTCACTTATCTGGTGTACCTTTCTACCGTGTCTTACCGCGCATGATAGAAGCTGCGCGAGAAGTCATCTCTTACAACAACGGGGATTTTGCAAACGCACGCCACTATCAAGAAATGCTTGCTCGCGGTGTTAAGCAGTCATCGTTTACAGACCAAGAGCTAGTGACGATGCAGGAAGACATGCTTGAATTCCTGAGATCCGTAGATGCTAAAGATCTTGGTTTGTTTGGCTGGCTGAAGCTCAACACATGGCAGCAGTTAGCCCAGAAGGCCAGCAATATTTACCAAGGCATAGAGGTTATCGGCAAGACTGCTATTGCCATTGACGTGATGGAACGCCAAGGCGGCAGTGCTGATGATGCGTACTTGAGGGCGCAAGAGTATCTGTTCGACTATGGTGATGTGCCAGATATTGTTAGAGGTGCAAGGCAAAGCCCATTGGGCATACCGTTCTTGACGTTCCAGTACAAGGTGCTGCCGATATTGGCGAAGACCGCACTGCGTAACCCTATGCGGTTTGCTCCTTATGTTGCGCTTTCATACGCGCTACCAGCATTGTTTATGAGCGCATTCGATATAGACGATGATGAGTACGAGGCCATTAAAACATCTATGCCTGATTACATCAGGGGCAACCCCGGCCTTATTCCGTTGCCAGCAAGAGATGCTGAAGGCAGATTGCAGTTCTTAGATACATCATACCTATACCCTTGGGGTTCCTTTACCAACCTTATTAACGGCGCTTACATCAGCGGCAAAAAAGCTGTTGGGGTAGCAGATCCTGCAGAGAAAGGCGTGGGAATGAAAGATATTGCTACCACGTTAGGAATGTTTGGTGGCCCCGGATGGTCATTGTATGACTTAACAATGAACAGAGATTCGTTTACGGAAAGACCCATTGTGAATCCCAATGACCCCTTGTTTATAGCTGACGCTATCGAGCGTCCATTCTATAACAGAGGCAAGATTACTGATGCTATGTTCTGGGCAGCGAATCAATACTTGTTGCCGGGATTCTTGAATACGGAATACGGTGCAGTGTCGAAGATTAACACTGCATTGAAGGGAGACGTGAAGCCTAACGGCGTGGCTCCCGATACGTTATCTCAATCTATCTTTAGAATGATTGGTTTAAACGCTATCGCTTTAGACCCTCTCCAGATACGCCTTTCGCTGGAATACATAGACCGAGAAAAGAGCGACATCATTAGTGGCATAAACCGGCTGAGGCGTGATCAGACTCTTTCAAACCAAGAGAAACGCAGAAGAATAAATTCTTACCTTGAAGTGCTAGAGCGATTTAGATTGCAGCGAGAAGCTATAATCAAGTCAGCCGCCACAGCAAATAGAGTTACTAGAAGACTGAAACTCCGTGATGAAAGAGCCGAGAGGCAGAGTGCAAAACAATGAGTATCGTTAATGCATTGATAGGTCCGGTATCTGGACTGCTCGATAAATTCATCGAGGACAAAGACCAGAAGAATGCTTTGGCCCATGAGATTGCTACGATGTCGGAGCGACATGCTCACGAAGCACTCAAAGGCCAGTTGGAAATCAACAAGGTCGAGGCTGCTCACAAGAGTTTGTTCGTGGCTGGATGGCGACCGGCCATAGGTTGGGTGTGTATGCTCGGGCTGCTATACAACACGATCATTGCTAATGTCCTTTCCATCTGGATAGAGGTTCCAGAGGTGGACACAACATTACTGGTGCCAGTGATGATGGGCATGTTGGGTCTTGGCGCGATGCGCTCGTATGAAAAAGTAAACCATGTGTCGAGGGAGAAATGAGTAAGCTCGTTGAAATGCTGAGGCTACATGAGGGTGTACGCTACAAGGTGTACGTCTGTAGCGAGGGCTACGAAACCATTGGCGTTGGTCGAAACATATCCGAAGGTGGGCTTGGGCTGTCAAAAGATGAGGTCGATTTTCTTTTGGTGAATGACATCAAGCGAGTGGAAGATGAGTTGACTCGTAACTTCCCTTGGTTCTCGGAGCTAAACGAGGCTCGGCGTGATGCGATGATAGATATAGCCTTCAATCTTGGACTGACCCGATTGCGTAGTTTTGTAAACGCATTAGAGGCCATGTCACATGGTCAATACGATATAGCTGCCAATGAATTTATGGACAGCCGATGGAGTCAGCAAGTCGGGAACAGGGCAGTAGAAGTCACCTACATGATTCGTAGCGGGGAATACATGAATGTTTAAACGCTACGCAAAAGGTGGGAAGGTAAAGAAGAAAAAGAGCAAGTCTCGCGTTAACGAAGCGGGTAATTACACAAAGCCCGAGATGAGGAAGCGCCAGTTTAAACGTATCAAGGCTGGAGGTAAGGGCGGTAAGCCGGGACAGTGGTCAGCAAGAAAAGCTCAAATGCTGGCGAAGGCTTACAAGAAAGCCGGAGGCGGATACAAGTGAGGAAACGTTATGCCATTTAGTAAGTACACACCTAAGCAGAAGAAACTAGCTGCTGTTGCACCGCCGAGAAGAAAGATCACAGGCGCTGACCTCAAGCGGGTAAAAGATAAAAAGAGAAAAAGCTAATGGCTTTGTCAAAGTCACAGAAGTCCCTAAAGAAATGGACAAAACAGAAGTGGCGAACGAAGTCAGGTAAACCCAGCACTCAGGGTAAGAAGGCAACAGGCGAGCGATACTTGCCAGAGAAGGCAATCAAGTCATTGTCCTCTAAAGAGTATGCGGCAACTAGTCGGAAGAAACGTGCTGACACAAAGAAAGGCAAGCAACATTCTAAGCAGCCCAAGCGGATAGCGAAGAAGACGGCGAGGCACCGCAAATGAGTTTGACGGAAGGCGAAAAGAAAAGACTGAAGAAGGTCGGCTTAACTGGTTTAAACAAACCGAAGAAAACGCCGAGCCACCCTACAAAGAAAGGCGTGGTTGCTGTCCGTGATGGCAAGAAGATGAAGATCATCCGCTTTGGTGATCAGAAGATGGGACATAACTATTCCCCGGAAGCTCGCAAGGCATTCAAGTCCAGACATGCTAAGAACATCAAGAAGGGCAAAACATCTGCCGCCTTCTGGGCTGACAAAGTATTTTGGGCAGGAAAGGGTGGCAGCAGGAAAAGCCCACCGAAGGGACAGAAGCAGAAGTTTGGGAAAGGATAGTAGAATAGATCCCCGGTTTTGACCCCGCTACCGGGGGGAGCGGCGTTATAACGCAGCTCTCAACAGCTACGCGTGGTCATCTTTCTCCAACGCTAACAATAGAAAGCACCATCAACGCTAATAGATACCTCTACAGTAACGTAGTCTTCATCAGGAATGTCACCGCAATCTCTATACATATCCTGTACAGCTTTAGCAGCGGCCATAATTTTTGAAATGTTCTTATCAGTTTCCTTCGCTAGTCTTCTGTTAAATTGTTCACGGTCCTCGATGATATATGTTTTTTCTGAGTACTTGATCCCATCTTTTTCATACTCTGGAAGCACCCAATGCTCGCCCAGTTCTGGATCTCCCTCTGCTCGCACCCAGCCTTCCCTGACTACCCACTCGCCTTTCTCCCCATTTTCGCCGGGGACGTATTTGTCCGCTGGTAGACTTTGGGTTGTCCATCGCACATTGCCCGTGATGTCAGGTATAGGGATACGACATACCAATTTTTTCTCACCGAGATACGTTTTGGAAAAAACAGAAATCATGGCCTCGCTTGTATCCATTAGATAATCGAGGTCTGGGTGTATAAATTTGCTGGACTTCTTCATGCTTAATTACCTTTGTTGCAAAGTGAAAAGTAAAAAGTGTGCGAGTCGGTCGAATTGGGCCGTGTGAAAATCAACTGGGGCGACCACTTCATTCGACCTATTTCTCTTGCTAGGGGTGGAAGGTAGCTTCCACGCACACCTGACGCTCGCACTCGCCTGATGAAACTATCCCCAGATTCAATTATCTATGTTGTCCTTATAAAAACGACTGGCAATCGAGGTGTGTTTTTTGTTTCTTGGTGACATAGCAGTAGGTGCCTCTGGAGCCTCTAGCTGTATGTACACCTTCGCCCCGAGTGCCTTGGCAAGAGTCTCCACCGTTTCAAAGCTGGGCTTTCTCTTGCCCAGTTCTATTTGATTTATGTAGCTACGATTCATGCCAGACTTCCGCGATATCTCACTGAGAGAAAAGTTCTGGTCGCATCGCAGAGCCTTCAACTTATCTGTGTACCAACTCATGCGCCAACCGATTCCTGAAAGTCCATCAAGTGATCGTTTAAACGTTCCCTTGCATCTGCATTAGTTTTTAGTTCTGCCCTAGATCCTATCCTGCAAACGAGTCGGATAACTTCTGCGGCGTATTCCTCATCTTCTAAAGTCTCATCGACCGTATCCCAGTGATGGCTGTTAGTCCTAGCCCACGCTATGTATGAGTCGTCTCTGCAAATAAGGTTAGCCTTTGCTAAAGCCTTCTCGGCTTCCGTCACAGCGCGAGGCTTGATGGGATTCTCGTAATCATCTATCTGCACACAAGCGAGCATGTATCGTTGCCCTATGGGAGCGACTGCCATCTCACTTGGCACGTCATCTGGGTGCAGTACAAATGACAAGACCATGCCGTCTTTTGTCTGACGGTATGCGTATTTCTTAGCCTCAAAACTTTCAGCAATGTCCTCGCCCTTCATTAGCTATTCCTCTTCGTCTTCCTTCTCAAAGCCACGGCCTTCGTTCTGTTTAAACGTTTCAATCCACGCAATCGGGTCGATCCCTTCCATAGCCCACCATCTTTTTTCAGCGCCATAGCTATGAAGATTTCTATGGTGGTCGTCGCAGAGGGGGACGGCATACTGATCGCCTGTCCGCCTCATGCCGCGCAAACCATCTTGGTCTGCGAATGTCAGGTGATGAGCCTGTGCTGGCCGATAGCAGATCAAGCATCCTTGATCACGGACAAGCTGCAGGTATCTCCTGCTGCGTAACTTCTTAGACCAACTTTTCTGTTTCAAACCGTGAACCAATCTCCTTGCCGATCTTGTAGAGCTGCTCTAGTTGATCAACTCTTTCCAATGATATGGCGAGTCGATCATCTATCTCTGTCAGCATTTCAGGATCTTCCATGTCGAGGTGGTGCATCTCCCTCAGCCGCAAAATGCGCGAACCTATTTCACGCATACGAATACGTGCAGTGCGTTCCGCGACCTGTGCCTCGCTCAACCTTTCGTTCAACTCCATCACTCGGGATTTAGTTCTACTCATGTGTCACCTCATAATCCAAATTCAGAAAAGTCTGTATCTTCGATCAACTTTTTCGTCGCAGCAGTTCTCGCCCCTGCAACTTTCTCCTTCAATTGTATCTTTATGTAGGGCGTGAGACCGTCTTTAGATACGTTCTTGTAGCCGTTAATGTAGTATTCGACTCCCTCGACCACGATATTTCCGCGAAAATCAGAGTGCCAATCTTCCGTTTTTCTTTCGTTTAGGAAAATCGAACCATTCTTTTCGTTGTCATAGGTGCGTCCATTGTCATCTTGATCCATGTTTCTAAATCCTCAGTTGTTAGAAAGGTATGTCTGAATTTTCTTCTTCGATTTTCTTTTGGCTGGTGATCTCCTCGATCTTCTCTTTCACTGCCGCAGCAAAATCTGACCAACTGTCCTCATTGCTGTAGTCGGCTTTTATCTTTGGAAAGATTTTACGCATCACGTCACTCGCCTCTTCCGCATTCTTGCACAGGGAAAGCTCGCCCAAGAGTTTCTCCTTCGCTGCCGCAAAGTCGGCTACATTTATCGCCTTACTCAATGCCGACTCCTTCTTTGCGGTCGGCTTCTTTGCGGTCGGTTTCCTTATCGGTGCTTTGGCTTGCTCAACTTCCGCTACTTCGCCGTCGTCGTCTTCGTCAGCATCCACGCCACACGCCATTGCGAGGGAGTATCTCTTGGCGTATGTCATTGCAGATCCAAATCCTTGAGGCGTGATCTTTGCGGCAGGGATGGTCACGGGGCCGGTCTCTAGCGATTCCCCCATCCCGTAGAATACTGTCTCAATGCTGATGCCATCCTCGACAGGCAAAGAACGCTGAACATAGGCGATACCATTGTTGTTCAACGCGGGCTTGACTGCCGTAATGATGCTGCCAAGCGAAGCGTAGTGCGATCCGAATTGAGGATTCTTCTTGTCTTTGACAGGCGCATCCATCTCAGACTGAGCCTTGGCTAATGCTTCTACGAGTGTCTTATCACTCACTATTGTTCTCCTGTTTAAACGTTGCGAATTGGTCACAGTAATCGGCCACATCACAGAACTGCTCGCACCGAGTGGGTGTGCCTCGTCTGTGATCTATGTGGTGCTTGGCTGCGTCTTTCTGAGCGGCAATAAATGTCTCCGCTTCCTCTTGCGAATCGAACACACGCACTGCGCGTACCCTCTTCGCCTTCATCACGGCAAACCTATCTTCCCGCAACCAACGTTCTTCATCGGTGCAGTCAGGTAGATTGCCAGCCCTAGCCTCTTCATGTGCAGCGATACGTTCTTTCACGAACGCCTCAGTTTGCTCCAGAGGCCACAGGGGGATGTCCTTAATGTAGATGTCTTGTGGTGGGTACTCGGCCTTACGTTCTGCCTCGTGCCGGTTCCAGTCCTTAATGAAATTGATGATCTGAAGACCGCTCACCTCGATGTCGTTCTTGTGGGCGATATAAGCGTAGATGTTGAGCTGCTTCTCATCGCTGTCATTATTCATCACGCCATATGCCTTGCGCGTCTTGTAGTCCTGTAAGACCCGCGTACCGTCCGATTGTATGTGCTGGACATCTATTGCCCCTGACAGCTTAACGCCGCTCACAGAGCAATACAGACGTTCCTCAGTGATGAAGTCAGGATGTTTTGAATTCTCTAGGATGGAGTGAACCGCCGTGCCAAACAGCGTCCATAGGTTCGCGCTCACGTCCCTGAACATAATGTTGTCGGGGTCATCGAAAAGTGCAGCCATGCGAGGTGGGCGCAATAAGCCTGTAGCTGAGTACGAAGCATCGCCCCGGCTGTATGTATCTTTCTTCAACGCAGCAGCGAGAGGTGCCGGGAGATTTAATTCGTTCGTGTAGTTCATGTGATACCCTGTTGCGAAAGGCGTGATACGATATGAACACAATATGAAACGGGTTGTCAACTTAATTATTCACGGCACTGCTCAGTCGAAGGCGAACAGCAGACGACTGGTCACGTTTGGCGGGAAGCCACGGTTCATCAAGAGCAAGGCCGCACTAGAGTTTGAGAAAGCCGTGCAATCCCAAGTGCAGCAAATGCGTGACATGCTTGAGGGTGACTTATCTTTTCACGCTGATATCTATTACCCGAGCCGCCGACAAGATCTCGACCCCAGCATACTGCTCGACGCATTGCAGGGCTTGATCTATGCAAATGATCGACAGTTTAAACAGATAAGTAGTTGCCGGTATCTCGACAAAGAAAACCCGAGAGCAGAGATCGTGATACAAGAGGTTGAGTGGGATGAAAAGGGACCGGCTCATCCGCAAGTGGAGAGAAAAAACTCCGTGTGACAGGACGATGAGAGGTTGAGCCGGTCCCACCTTTCGCAACAAAGGTTGTCAAACGAGGTTGACAATCGAATTAGACATGTGTTTTTTTAAAAAAGCAAGCGCAGGGGGTAAGGCCGCAAGCGCGTAAAAAAATATAGCGGCAATGTCTGACTTGGCTCCGTCAGTTCTGACAAGACTCTCTCTCCAGCCACCTCGAAAAGTGAGGGGGGTTTGGGGGGAGCGTCTAACATTTCACCATCAGTTCTATTTCTTATGCAACAAAGGAATATATGAGAATAAAATACGAAACAAAAAGAGATAAACAAAAAGAAAGAAATGTAGCCAAGAGAGTGGCTGATCTATGGGATGTTGTGGCTCGTGAAAACCCAGAGTTTTATCCCGTCGATTTTTGTTTTACCGATGATAAAAATGAGGTCAGCGGATTTGGAGAAATAAAGGTTCGCACACATGAGTACGGCAGGTATCCGACCTACATTGTCTCTGCCCACAAGGTGGCGGATGCAAAATCACTTGCCAACGCTACCGGATTGGATGTAATTTTAATTGTGCAATGGACCTGTGGAACGATTGCATTTTTGAATTTCGATCACCCACCCGTGAGGACGACATGGGGTGGTCGTCAGGATCGAAGTGATGAGCAGGACATGGAACCTGTGAATCATTACGACATAGAACACTTCACTATCGCAACGAAGGAACCCCAAGAAAATGACGCACCGATTTGATGGCAACACCATAAAACTCAGCGAGCAAGATTACGCACGCTGGGAGAAGGCTTTCAAAAATATCCCGAATCTCGATGCCGTACTGCAGAGTCGTGACGACTGGCTGACGTATGACGCAGAAGAATCTACCCGCAAACGCTGGTTCCTCAGCACCTCTGCTTATCTCTCTAAACAGGACCGCCAACTGGCACTGGAAAATCGTAGAGATGAAAGTGGTCGAAAATTAAATAGAGATGGCTCCGTCCAATTTAAGACGCTGCCGTGAGCGGCGACTTTTACGACCAGCTCGCGCAACTGGGTTTTATTGTCTCTGAACTCCGAGAGGGTCAGAGCAAGATACTGTGCCCGCAGTGCAGCCATACCAGAAAAAAGAATCGAACTGAAAAATGTTTGTCGGTATCTATCGACGGTGACGGAGCGCAATGGCGCTGCCACCACTGCGAGTGGACCGGCAACCTCTGGAGATACACAATGAAAAGCCCGTTTAAACAGAACGTGCAGAGGAAGGCACCAAAGATTCCAGACCTCAACGAAGAACTGAGCGATGGCGTTGTCAAGTGGTTTGCCAAGCGAGGGATATCCGCAGCGACACTAGACATTGCTGGGGTTGAATCGGGCCAAGCCTTTATTGCTGGCGAAAAGCGCAATGCGATTGCATTCGTTCATCGAGACAAAGATGGCAAGACCATCAACGTCAAATTCCGTACCCAAGACAAGCAGTTTAGCCAGATCAAGGATGGTCATCGACTGCCCTACTTGTGGAATCTCGTTGACACGAATGCCGAACACCTGATCATCACAGAGGGAGAGGTCGATGCGCTGACTTGCCTAGAAGCCGGGATGACGAACGTCACATCCGTACCTGATGGGGCCAGCGACAAGAAGCTGGCGTGGATTGACGAGTTGAACGGAGATCTAAATACATTCAAAAGGATCGTGCTGCTGACGGATGGTGATGACGCAGGGCTTGCCATGCGGAATGAGTTGGCGCGTAGGTTAGGTAGGACAAGATGCTGGCGCGTTGAGTGGCCCGATGGATGCAAGGACGCGAATGACGTGTTCATAGGTTATGGCCGGGATAAGTTGGTCGAGCTGGTGGATGCTGCAGAACCGTGGCCGCTCAAAGCACTACATGAAACAAAGGCGTATGCAGATGATGCGTTCGCACTGCTCAATGGTGAGGTCAAGCGCGGGGTCAGCACGGGTATATTTGCGATGGATGGCAACTACCGTGTGCGACCGGGCGAACTGAACATCATCAGCGGGGCACCCGGCGTGGGCAAGTCCGAATTCATGGATCAAATCTGTTTAAACTTAGCGCAAGAACATGACTGGAGATTTGCGGTCTGTTCCTTTGAGAACCCAGTGGACGAACACATCAACAAGCTGGCCGCTAAGTACATCCGCAAACCTGCGTGGGACACTCAAGGGGGTGGCAAGATGGATCACCACGAGTGGGAGCGTGCCGTCCGATTTATCAGTGATCATTACTACTGGATACGCTCAGATGATGAGGCTCCGACCTTTGACTGGTGTCTGGAGAATGCTACCGCGTGCGTGCAGCGATACCCGAATGTGCGCGGGTTGATCCTCGACCCGTACAATGAGTTTGAGCATCGTAGACCCAGC